CTCATAGTGGGGCAGATTGGAAAACAATAGGATATAAATTATCTGCTACAATACCAGTATCTGCTGGTGATACTTTGAGGATAGTCATCCCTGAAGTTTTATCTGGATCTTTCTATTCAACGTCAAATCTTTCTATTAGTTTGTTTGATGAAGACTTGAAAATGTTTGAGCAGGTTGTTCCGATTACTATTACTACATTATCTCTAGACAAAGAGCAGTATCCAATTCCTGCTGCAGCTCCAGGATCAACTACTTCAGTTGGTGGATCGATCTTGACATTTGATATGGCAATAGAAAATGATGATGTGACTACTAGCTGGAAACCAGCTTGGATAAATGGTCAAAAGGCATCTAACTCTGAACATATCTTGCTGAGAAGAGGAGACATGTTTAGAAGAATGATTTTTAGTGACTTCCAAAGAGGTCCCAGTTCTATGACTAGAGATTGGAAAAAACCAAAAACTTTATATGAATTTTTGACACAAGATATTGCAAATACAAGGCAGTCTATCTTTGGACAAGATTATGATACTTTCTACCATGACTTTGTTCTTTCTAGAAGTGGAAATGCTAGAATTAGATTGAAATTTAAGATTGTTCCTAAACCATCTCAACAGCTATTACAATCATTTAATATTACAGATCCTGGTTATGATGGATATGCTGTTGTCATAGATGTTGTCAATGTTGTAAACTCTGGAGATGGATACTCAGATGATGCTGAGTTTTCTATGGTCTGGCCTGAAGCGGAAAATGATAATAGAGAAGGAACCGATCCATTGAACCCTCCCTATTATGTTAATCCATCTAGCCTACCAAAAACAGTCTCATTGCCTAACGTAAAAATAAACAAGTATGATGTGGAATTGCAAAATTCTCCAATACCTGTTAAGATGGGGTTCTACCAAAAGTCACATGATACCCAATCTCTAGTTTGGTATTTGACATTTTTGGATCCTCAAAATAGATTGAGGGTTAAGTTTAAAATTAAGGAGGTTTCTAGTTAATGGTAAAACGTAACGAAAATTGGGCAGATAGATCACTATATCAATCACAGCAAGAGTTGAAAATGCTTAAGAGTGTTATGACAAAATATGCTGATGATGAAAATGGCAAACGCAAAATGCTCAAAAAAATGAAACGATATTATCGTTCAACCTTGGCTGAAATTGATAGAATTGATTATAAACCAAATGATGATAGAACTATTTCCAACAGCAATTAAAGCAGTAACACACAAAGAGGAAGAGATTGTGTCTGAAGTTGAGCAAACTCTTCTTCAAATTATGGGAACGGATGACAACAATGTTCGTTCCTATCTTTCTCCAGGAGCCAGAGATGACATCAAAGTAGGAACGCATGAGGGAATGAATAAGCTCGATAATTTAATTTATAAATATCGTAAATACCTTCCTACTTTTTCTGCATTTATTGATGCTCACATTAAAGATTATTTGATGAGATTGGGCAAACCACCAGAGCATAGTATAATCAATTCGTGGATTAACTTAACTCCACCAGGAAAAAGACAAGTTACACATACTCATACTAATTCTTTAATTTCTGGAGTTTATTATCACCAAACAATAAAAGAACACGGAGGTATTATTTTTTACAATCCAAACCCATTTTCTAAAATGGCTATGGTTGGAGCAGAAGATCAAGGAAAGTGTTTTGAACCAATTCCATCAACACTAATATTATTTCCATCATGGCTTGAACACTCGACAGAAGAAAATATTTCTGATACAATTAGAGTGTCTATTGCGTTTAATGTTATCGGGGTGTAGCTCAGTTTGGTAGAGCACTCGCTTTGGGAGCGAGGGGCCGTAGGTTCGAATCCTATCACCCCGACCTTTAACTTATAGGAGTTATTATGACATCAATTAAAGCACTTAGAACTACAATTTACTCAAGAACTGGATGCCCATACTGCACTAAGCTAAAGGAACTTTATGAGGCTCAGGGCTGGCACTATACTGAATACTCTTTGAATACACATTTCACTAGAGATCAATTTTATGCTGAGTTTGGTCCGAATGCTACATTCCCTCAAGTAATTATTAACAATAGTAAAATTGGTGGTTGCAGCGAAACTATTACTTATTTGAAGGAGAATAAGCATCTGTGATTAACCCATTTGGAGAAACTGAGCTTTTAGGTCTGGTTGAGAATGCAATTGATCATGCATTTACTAGAGATAAGTATCTATTTAAAATGTATGATTATTTAAAGCTCAATAAATTCACCAAATCAGAAGTTCAAAAATTTACTGAAAGCCCCAGCGCAGCTAATATTACAAATGTAATTTATGACCTTGAAGAGTATCTTGAAGGTGGTTCCGACAAAGAGCATCAATTGCTTAGGGAGGCATATGGTCACCTTGGCAAACCTAGAGCCAGAAAAATTAAAGATTATTTGAATGGTATGCTAGAAGATTGTTGGAAATATTCTGAAGAGAGAAAACCTGGAAGAAAAAAGAAAATCCAGAAAGAATCATAAATAATTATGAAGTAAAAAATTAGGAGGTAGGGTTTCGTTATCTCGTTATCTAAACAAACTACGGAGGGAAACCCATGGAAGCATCCACAACTTTTCTTTTCATTTGCTTTTTTTTAACTATAGGCAGTTTTATTCTTGGTGGAATCCTAGCTTGGAATCTTAAAGATATTTTCGATCTATGGTATGAAAATGCTGGATATGCAAAACATATTTTACATCCAGAAATGATTGATGAAGAAGGCAATATTAGAAATGATGAGCTGATTTACTTGCGTTTTATTGAAGACGATGATACAATACTAGACGAAGACGACTGAAGACTCATGATTCTTGTTGACATGAATCAAGTGATGATTTCAAACATGATGGCACACTTGGTTGACAAACAGATTAACGTTAAACTAATTCGCCATATGGTTCTGAATAGCCTGCGGTATAATCGCAGTAAATTCTATGAAAAATATGGTGAGTTAGTTCTTTGTTATGACTCCAAACATTATTGGAGAAAAGAATATTTTAAGTATTATAAAGGAACTAGAAAAAAAGATAGAGAGAATTCTGAATTAGACTGGAGCGAAATTTTCAAGATTCTCAATCAAATCCGAGATGAAATCAAAGATCATCTGCCATACAAAGTCATTGAAGTTGACGGAGCTGAAGCTGATGACTGCATTGCAGTTCTTTGTAAAGATCAAGGATTAAAAAATATTAGGTTGCATAATAATATGCAGCCCATCGTTAAGGTTCTTATTCTTTCTGGGGATAAAGATTTCATTCAACTGCAAAAGTATAAGTTTGTAAATCAATATAATCCTATTCAGAAGAAGTTTATTAATGGTTCAGATCCTAAGCAATATGTCTTGGAGCATATTATGAAAGGTGATCGATCAGATGGAATTCCGAATTATCTTTCAGACGATGATACATTTGTAAATGAAAAACGTCAGAGACCTCTATCGAAAAAGAACATTGTAAAATACACAGATCTTTCTCCAGAAGAATTTTGTTCTAGTGAGCAACAACTAAAAAACTACGAAAGGAATAAAACTCTAATTGATTTCGAGTGTATTCCAACTCAAATTGTTGATGCTATTATAGATACTTATGAGATGGCTAATCCACCAAAAAGAAGTGCCATATATCCGTATTTAATGCAACATAACTTAAAGGATTTACTTGAAAAGATTGGAGAATTCTGATGAAACTATTAATTTCTGAAATTTTACAAAAGGTAAGCAATGCAAAAACCAAAGCAGAGAAGGTTCAATTGCTTCGCCAGTATAATTCACAAACACTACGATCACTTTTAATCTGGAATTTTGACGATAGTGTTACTTCCGAAATTCCAGATGGAGAAGTTCCATATAAGCCAAATACTTCACCAAAGGGAACAGAGCATACTCTGTTAGAGCATGAAGGTAGGAAGCTTTACTATTTTGTTAAAGGTGGTTCTAATATCCCAGCTCTAAAAAAAGAATCAATGTTTATCGCCATGTGTGAAGGGCTACATGCAGAGGAAGCTGAAGTATTATGCTTAGTAAAAGATAAAGATCTTCAGTCTAAATTTAGGATTACAAAAGCTTGCGTAGAAGAGGCATTCCCTCAGATTCAGTGGGGTGGAAGAACCTGATATGTTACTTTCAAAAGAGCACCATGATGTATTTAAAAAGTATGGTGTCACCATACTTCATATGAATTGCTCTCCAGATTATGCAGAAGATACTAATTTGCCTAGAAATTCATATCTAATTTATTGTGAAGTCGATGATACTGTGTGGTATGATATTGTTATGGGCTCTAGGTTTGATATATTTGATGCATACTACGATAATTTTGGCGGTGTAATTAAAAAGATGTCATGGACAAAAGGAAAAATAAATCCAAAACTATATACTCAATCAACTCAAGAGAAAAGCAAGAAGCAAAAATGAAGCCTGATAGTGTATATTTTGATCCTAAAGCTGCTATTTCCCAGCAAGAAACTGATGCAATTGAGTATCAAGAGTATCTAAAGAAAAAAGAAAAAGAGGAACAAGAATATCAGGAACTTGGCAAAACAATTGTTAAAATCATTTTGTATTTCACTGCTCCTCTTTTTATGATGTGGGCATTAAATTATATTTTTCCAGCTCTTGCATTGAACTACCTTAAGTCTTTTATTTTGTTCAATTTAATTAAAATTATTAAATGAGGTCAACATGAGTGAACAGTCAGTTAAATTTGTAACCATGACTCCTAATGCTGAGGAGTCTATGGCATACATTGCTAGGGTTAGTAATCCTAGCAATCAAAATAACACCAATTACGCAAGACTTTTGCAATATTGCATTAAGCATAATCATTGGTCAGTGTTTGAGCAGTCATATATGACTTTGGAAATTAACACAACTCGTGGTATCGCAGCTCAAATTTTACGTCATAGAAGCTTTACATATCAAGAATTTTCGCAGCGATATGCAGATACCAATTTGCTAACGGAAAAGATTTTAGCACCAGAACTTCGCCGCCAAGATACTAAGAATCGTCAGAATAGTATTGATGATTTGGATCCCGAATTTGTCAAATTAATGACAGATAAAATTAATACTTATTTTGAGCAAGGGGTTTCTCTTTATAATCATCTTTTAGCTAATGGTGTGGCAAAGGAGTCAGCTCGTTTTGTATTGCCTTTGGCAACTCCCACAAAAATTTACATGACTGGCAGTTGCAGGTCATGGGTTCATTATATTCAATTGAGAACCGCTAATGGCACTCAGAAAGAGCACATGGAAATCGCTGAGCAAGCTAGATGTATTTTTTCTTGCAAGTTCCCTGCAGTCTCTGAGGCATTGGGATGGGTCAATGAATGTGATTGTTCAGAGTTTCAACCAGCCGTTTTGATTAGACCATGAAGAAAAAAGTATTTAAAGAATTAATTCAAAAGCCTTTGCGGTTTCATCATCAAGATATTCATGAAGAACTTGAAGATATTAAAACAATTTTAATGGAGATACGTTCATGCCTACCTACAAATTTAAAGACGAATCCACAGGAGAAATCTTCGAAAAGTTCATGAGTATTCATGACCTCGATAAATATAAAGAGGATAACCCGCAACTTACACAGATGCATTATCCTCCTAATGTAGTTTATGGGGCACCAACACTACCTAGTGGATTCCGAGACAGAATGAAGGAGATTCAAAAGAATCACCCAAAATCAAACCTATCCCAATACACATAGGCATATGCCAGCAAGAAAGAGAAAGAACGGCACTACTTCCATTAATAACATGTCTAGCAAACAAATGAGAAGAAAAAAACCAATTAATACGGAACATCTTCTCAACATAGAACCAATAACCGAGACCCAAACTAAAGTATTTGAGTCTTATGCTGATGGAAAAAACTTAGTTCTACATGGATGTGCAGGAACAGGTAAAACATTTATTAGTTTATATCTAGCACTAAAAGATGTTTTGAATGAGCACACACCATATGATAAAGTTTATATCGTTCGTTCTCTCGTTCCTACTAGAGAAATTGGATTCCTCCCAGGAGATCATGAAGATAAATCAAATTTATACCAAATTCCATACAAAAATATGGTAAAGTATATGTTTGAAATGCCTAGTGATCAGGAGTTTGAACTTTTATATGCCAATCTTAGAGCCCAAGAAACTGTTTCTTTTTGGTCTACTTCTTTTATCCGTGGAGTTACTCTTGACAATTGCATTATCATTGTCGATGAATTTTCAAACTTGAACTTCCACGAACTTGATTCAATTATTACCAGAGTAGGTCAAGACTGTAAGATTATTTTCTCTGGTGATTATACTCAGTCTGACTTGGTAAGAAGTGCAGAGAGAACAGGAGTCTTAGACTTCTTGAATATCCTTAAGCAAATGCCATCATTTGACTGTCATGAATTTAATGTTAATGATATTGTTAGATCTGGATTAGTTAAAGAATATCTAGTAACCAAAAATAACCTAGGATTTTGATAATGAATGTAGTTTATGATGAGTTTATTGGAATATATGAAAATGTAGTATCCAGTGATTTCTGTCAAAAAGCAATTGCTCATTTTGACTATCTTGAAGAAACTGGATACTACATTAAATCAAGGCTTGGTAGAAATCCATTGCAGGTTTCTGATAAACAATTATTTTTGACCGATACTCCATTCTCTGAAGACTTTAAATTGCATTCATTGCATAAGTCAATCTCTCATGAATTTAATGCAGGTATAAGTGAGTGTTTAGATCATTATAGATCTAAGTATAGTTATTTGTTAGACTTGGATAATGTAACGGTTAATGATTTAAAGGTTCAAAAAACAAGACCAGGAGAAGGATTCCATGCTTGGCATTGTGAATCCTTTGATCGTTATACTGCAACACGAATATTGACACTGCAGCTCTATTTGAATACAATAGAAGACGGTGGAGAAACCGAATTCTTGTATCAATCGAAGAGAATTTCCCCAGAACAAGGAAAGCTTTTAATATGGCCTGCTGGATATACTCACATCCATAGAGGCAATCCTCCATTGAAAGATACCAAATATATTATTACTACTTGGATGACTTATGTTTAACTATGTTGGAATGCCTGTTTTAGTCAATGATGCTGAAGCAATACAAAAAGATGGAAAGAGATATTATCCTACACCATCAGGAAACTTATATCCTAGCGTTACTACAGTAACTGGAGTAAGAACTGATATTTCTAAATGGAGAGCGCGTGTTGGAGAAGATGTTGCAAATGCTATCAGCAAGAGGGCAACCACCCGAGGAACCAAGTTCCATGCTATAGTAGAATCATATCTTAAAAACGATTTAGATGAAACGGTGGAAGGTCTTCCCAAATACCTTTTTGGGGCTGCTCGTAAGACTCTTGATAGGATATCTGATATACATTGTATTGAGCAATATCTTTACAGTGATTATCTACGCCTCGCTGGGAGGGTTGATTGCGTGGCTAGCTTTGATAATACACTGTCTATTGTAGATTTTAAAACATCAACCAAACTCAAAAAAGAAGAGTGGATTCAAAACTATTTTGTGCAGTGTGCAGCATATGCACTTATGTATTATGAACGAACTGGAGTCAAGGTAGATAAACTAACAATCTTAATTGCATGTGAAAGTGATATGATCATGCAAGTATTTGAAACTTACAACATTAATTACTATGTCAAATTACTTCATGAATACATTTCCGAATGGAGGGCTCTTAATGAAAAGTATTGAAAATAATTTCATGACCCAAAGCAAATTTACAAAACTGGTTGAAGAGACAGTTTTGGAAGGCAAGGGATTGATTAATTATATTGATGCTATAATTTCAGTGTGTGACGAATATAACATTGAAATTGATACTGTGGGAAAGCTAATTGCAAAACCACTTAAAGATAAGATTAAATTCTTAGCGCAAGAATTGAACTACATGAAAAAAACTTCTAGGGGTATTTTGCATCTGTGACAGGGTTTGATTGCTATAAATTATATCTTGCTATAAAGCTACACTTTAATAGTGCTAGCTATGATTTTTTTAAATATTGTGGCAAGATAAAATCTAAACCAGAAACGTATAACACTAGAAAAGACAAATACTTTTTCGAAAAGTTAGCAAATAAATATAACCAAGATACCTTAGTTGATTACTTTGTGTCGAACTTTATTTCCGAAGATGTATGGGTAGGTGATATCACAAAACCAAAAGGTGAGAAGGTTTATTATAGCTGGAAGAAAAAAATAAATTCTCTTTCTTATTTCTTTAAAGAAGAATTTACAAAAGTATTAGATGATGTTCCTAAACCATATAATCAAAATTTTGATGGTTTATTTGAATCCAATAGTTCACACCCACAAATTATTAAAAAGTATTTTTCTGGTGAGGTTTCCCTGGAAACTTTAGTTATATTGAATCAACTATTAAATTTTGTTCCAAAAATTAAGGATGATTTGGTTATAAAACCAGTAAAAACTAAGGTGTTGAAGTATTCTCCATTTCTTAAAGTGGATAAAGATGAATACAAAAGAATAGTCAGGGAGATTTTTAATGGATAATTTTTTTAAATCTGAATTAGTTCAAGAGGAACTAATTGAAATGCAAAGATCGTATAATGATCTTTTGTCAATGAGTCAAAATCTTCAAAGTTTTAATCCTGAAGAAAAACTAGAACATATTGAAAAAACTTTAGAGTTAATTTCAAAGCAAAAAGTTTTTTATGCTCGTCTGCAGTTGATGTCACATCAAGCGGAAGAAAACGAAGCAGTCAATATGAAATCGAGAATCGACACATTGAGTATGATGTTCTCAGGTCAAGGTCTACTGCAAATTTTAGACGAGATGGAAGCCAAGCTAATCAAATGGAAAAATGAGATCACGGAATCCAGACAAGACCCTTGACAACACCTAAATAGTATGCCATTATATCAATGGCGAACAAGCCAAATACGAAAATACGGAGAATACACACATGTCTTTTGCTGATCTTAAAAAGTCTTCTGGTTCTGCATTCGATCGCCTAACCAAAGAGATTGAAAAGCTTCAAAATCCTTCTGGTGGTGCTGACGAACGCTTCTGGAAGCCAGAACTAGACAAGTCAAGCAATGGTTACGCAGTAATTCGATTTCTACCTGAACCCAATGGTGAGGATCTTCCTTGGGCTCAAGTGTGGAGTCACGCCTTCCAGGGCACTGGTGGCTGGTATATTGAGAATAGCCTGACTACTCTCAACAAGAAAGATCCTGTCGGTGAACTTAATCGTACACTTTGGAATAGTGGTATTGATTCTGATAAAGAAGTTGCACGAAAGCAAAAGCGAAAGCTTTCATATTACAGCAACATTTATGTAATCAAAGATCCTCTGCATCCAGAAAATGAAGGAAAGATTTTCCTCTTTAAGTATGGTAAAAAAATCTGGGATAAAATTGCAGAGAAATCGCAACCTCAATTTGAAGATGAACAGCCAATTAACGTCTTTGACTTCTGGAAAGGTGCAGATTTCAAACTGAAAATTGTTAAAAAAGATGGCTATTGGAACTACGATAAGTCAGAGTTTTCTTCTCCATCAGTGTTGAATGATCTTTCTGATGAAGAACTGGAGTCGATTTGGAAGAAAGAATATTCACTGAAAGAGTTTACCGATGAGAGCAACTTCAAGACCTACGAACAGCTTCAGGAGCGTCTTAATATCGTTCTTGGAAAGTCGCAAGCTCGACGAGTTGATCGTGAAACTCAAGAAGACGAAGAATATAGTTACGAACCCCAACCTCAATCCGATTGGGCAGAAGAAGTTAACAACTTCCGAGAAACACAAGCTACAGTTTCTAGAGAAGTTGAGGAAGATGATGACAATCTGAGTTACTTTGCTCGTCTTGCAGAAGAAGACTGAAACCAAATTGAACTTTCAATTCCCCGATACCCGCGCAAAAATCGCGGGTATTTTTTTGGTCTGTAGGGTTTTTATGAAAGACCACCTAAACTTTCATTCTTTACGATATTTGGTGCAGTATATGGAATCAATTTATCGTAATTATATTTGTTATTCTGATTAATCACTTTTGTTTTTGTTTGTTTGATATCGAATTCGTTTAATTCATCATTTGGCAAGTATTCTGTTAGTGCCTTAAATTCATCTACAAATTCATTGATATAACCACTCTTTAGTAAATAGATATTTCTTTTTTCTTCGTTAATATTGGCTTCATATTCATAATTTGAGATTGCTATTATAGATTGTGATGTGGGAACTATAGTTCCATCTGATCTGGTATATATAAAGTTTTCTTTGACAGTAATACCTGCTGGAAGTAATACCTGACCTTTAGTATCTTTTATTTCTAATGTTTCGTAGTGGTGGATACCATCTAAATCACCATATTTTGATTCTACAAATGGAACTAATTCTTCTCTTGTCAGAGGCCAATCTGAATATACATTTATGATATTATTGCAAATTAATATCACCCAATCTAATGTAGAATCACCATAGAACTTTTGTGCAAGAGTATCTGGTCTTTCTCCTTCCTGAATTGAATACTGAGTAAAACCTAAAGCAAAATTTCTAGTCTCTTCTTTGATTTTGATTCTTCTAAAGAAATTTTTAGTAAGAACAAATTGGTCTACATTAGGATCTGCTTTCCTAACATAAACGTTTGGTAGATATTTGAAATAGTTTGCCATTTATTTTGGAGTGAATGATTCTCTTGTTAAGATAGCAGTTTCTTTGAATGTTAAATCGATTTGATATGATACTGGACCTAAATCATCATACCAACCAGCTCTACTTTCGCCACTTCTTGTTCCATCCTCTGAAGATGTTACATCAAATAGTGAATTGTAAACACCATCTGGTGTTAAATTAATATTGAAATTTGTTAGAACCATTTTGACGGGAAACGTCATAATGCTTCTAAGAACACTGGAATTTTTTCTGCTTGTTGAACTGTATAGTTCATCTCCTTCACCCATGGAATTGGATTTATATCTGACAATTTCCAATTTCATAAAGTCTGGAATTGTCAACCATCTATCCCCACGTTGAGTGTCGATGTTTACTTCATTTTTGGCATTGGCAGTTTGGGTATCGTCATTTGGATTTAATCCACCACCACTAATACCAGGAAGCATCGATGTTCTTAAAGTTTGGATGATACTTCTAATCACCATAACTTCTTGAGCATTCCTAGGTGATAACTTAAATGAAAAATTATGAACCCTATTATCAACTCCATTGAAAGTTGTTTCACGATAAGGATTCATAATTTTTTTTCTAGTTAATGCTGCAATTGCATTTGCGGATACTTGACCCCCAGTTCCAAATATATTGCCAATACCACTAATGCCAGATGCAATTGCGTTAAGGGCTACTTCAGGTTTCATTCCCTCCGCAGTAGATTTTAGAGTTGCTGCAATATCAGTATTACCTGCCATTAAAGATCCAGCAGCATTTAATGCA